GGGGAATACATTACTCTCCCGACGTGGCCTGGTGGCCACGGTCCACTTCAGAGAAGCGGACCCCACCCAATCTTCGTGTTGGCGGATTTGGGACGCCCGTAATACTCAAGATGCTCTTTGTCCTGGAAAGGCTCAGCCCGTCCAGGCAAGAGACACTTCAGTAGGGCCCCATGACCACTGATTCTTGATCGTGGGGACTTGGACCGCAGCAGCATTCCCCTAACAAGGGGCTTCTGCAGCTCACGATCCCAACGGAGACTCTGGATGCTAGTTTTCCTGCATACAGAGTGTATTCCGAGGACCGACGAATTCGGTTCGACGATGGGCAGTGGCACGATCTCTCGTAACACACCGTCGAGGTACCAAGCGGTCTCCCAGTAACCAGACCAATAGGCCTGATTACGGAGAGATACCGTTGATGCCAATTCGTGAGCATCACGCCGTGTTGAAGGAAGATCGGCACGTACTTTGAAGACGGAAACGTCCTCACCGCGCCAATATTCCTTCCCACAAGACTCTCTGAAGGAACCAGTCCAGAAAGACTTGCGAGTGTTCACTACCATGTTCAACATGGTAAGCTCTCGCAACACGGACTGCACATGTTCTGTGGGAACGATGATATCGTCCCCATAGACACGCACCGTACTGCGCAAACGGGCTAATGTCCGCTGCGACAGACGTGGGGTGTTAAGCGATTTGCGTATCGCGTTAAGGCAAATCGTCACAAAGACTATTGTCTCGACGGGAAAGCAAACAGCTGAACCCATGGACGCAAACTTCTGGAGATCCAAAATCTCTCCAGAAGGCAGGGAGGCTCTCCGAGATCGGCAAGCTTCCAAGGCTCCCAGAAGAACAGGGAACCTGGAGAAAACCGCTCGGACGAGCTCCATGGAGACACGATCACTAGCTTCACTCAAATCGAGTGTCGCCAGGCTCCCATCAAGGGAGCCACGTCGTGCCATCTCCTGATTGGGAATCTGGTCTTCAAGGCCAGTGAACATCCCAGTGTCAGAGGATAGCGCATGGGAAAATTCGCGCAGAAGAGACTGCTGTGCATATTGCATAACGGTCGGTTCGGCAGCGATAATCCTCGTGGTCTTCATCGTCTTAGGGACGGGGATTACCCTAACGGGTAACTCCTCGTCAGGTTCAAGCAACTTGAACGACTGCAGATCTCGCCAAGCGCCATAACTGGCGGTGACGAAATCTGCCATAGGAAAGTACTCGTCAAGACGGCGAGTCCACTCCCGGGTATCGTATTTTCTGTTTCCAGTAATACGATCTGCAGTCGTGCCAGGGCCATGAGTCGGGACCAACGCCCCTTCATCGATCGATCGCTCGATTGGTGAAAGCACGGGACCAAACACTTGGGCGCACAATGCACCCAGCTCCTGAAGGAGAACGGGAGAATTCCAGTTATCCTCAAGTTGCTGTTCACACTCGATGTATCCTGCAATAGCTCGCTTTTGGCGGGCGTCAGTGCAGGGGCGTCCAATCTTTCCACACAGAAGCAAAACCTGTCGGATAGATTGTATCCCTTGTACTGAGGGCTCATCGAGTAACACCCCACTTTCAGAGTCGAAAACAAGCGAGAGGAAACCTCCTAAAAATAGGGGGAGACCCCCACGACGCCGGAAACCAGCGAAGTGGTAGCTCGCTACCTGTCCTATGTCAAGAGCTTGTTCAAAGTCTCGACAAAAGTCAGGTAGGGTGATGGTGAGAAAACTCTCACCCTCATTCACGACTCTCTTCTTGGCCTTGGCAAGGTCAAGAGCGGCGCTAGTGCAACACGCGCGTTCAGCATCTAGAAGAACGCGGGACCACAGGGTAATCAGGCTTTTCAACGGCCCTCCAAAGAGGTGTCGTTCCATAGCCTCGTGCCCTACCTGAACCGGAACTGCCAATAGGAGGCTGGGCGATTTATTCATCAACCCAGCCCCCAATGGATCAGTTCTCGCCACCCAGCAACTGGGTGACCTTGCTGCCCGACGACGCAGTCAGGTACGCGGTGAGGGCGTCTACGATCTGCTTGGCCTCCGCCACTGTGAAACCAGTGATTGGAAGGTCAACGACCATGTACGCCGACATCGAGTACTTGATGTTCTGCGCCGAGATCAGCGGGTCTGCTGCGATCTTGCTGAAGTCCAGCCGGATCGTACGGCGAGTACGCTTGCCGTACTGGTGAGACACGGAGAGTTTGACGTTACCGTCATCCTTCGTAAAAACACCAGCGTTGACTCCCGAACTCGTCCGAGGAAGTGACTGAGCAACAGCGTTGATCGTCACAGACTGAGGATCAGAGAAGGCCACGAGGCACCCCTTGTTGACGCACACGACATTGTGTGCTCTTGTGGAAGCTGAAGGGAATCCTACAGCTTGTTCGGCCCTCGAGAAATTCCGAGGGCCGCGAGAATTGCCCATTGCTTCGACGTAAAAGTCGAAGGGTTCAGGCCAAAACCGAAGGGTGTCGCTCTGATCCGTCGCTTGGATTCTCGAAGCCAAGCTTGGGAAGAGTCGAATATGGCACCAGATGAAAAGGACGTACGAGTCGAAAACTCAGTACGTTCTTGTTTGTGCTCCATCTGGTAGCCATAGTTCATGACAAGGCCGTCTAAAGCGTAGCTTGTAACATTGGCAATAATATCGCCAGTGTTAAGAAACCAGTCAGACAGCCAGGTCCAGGGTGCCAAGTTCCAGAGTAACTCTGGGTCAGGCCTAAGACCGGCAACACGATTCGCCTCCAACAGAAATCGCTTTGACTTTGACAAAATCGAGTCATCGCGAGGAATGAAGTAGGTAAAAGATCCCGAAAACCAGAGATCTCGAGTCGTTGTGACCGTCTTATGCGTGACACCACGCACCCCAGCGTAGCCTGTGAAGTTACCGGCAGGCCATGGTGGGTATATGGATACACCAACACCATCGTCTAGCTCAGTAACGACAGTCTCGCTCTCCATGGGCAGTCCGATCCGTCTCCGTACGGGCTTACCGGAATCACGGTAAAGCTGTGTAATGATCGCGTCAGAACGTTGAACGTTCTTGATCGTCTTCATCACATCGGACCAGAGGGGCTTCCAACCAAATTCCCAATTGAGATACTCTTTAGATCCGGCCTTAGGGACGGACCTAAAGTTCTTCAGTATCTCCTTGAGATTATGGCCGACAAGGTGAGGCAAACCGTCATTACGGAGCTCACCAAGGGTAACCCCAAAACCACTCAAGGGCGCAACAGGCCGAGCAAGGGATATAAGCTTCGTGCCAACCACCACCAGCTCATCGTCAGAGCTAGGAGCAAGATAACTTGCACCAGCACTAGACTGATAAGATGGCAGAAGGTAGCCACTGTAGCTTTCACCCGCGCCAGGCGCGTTGAAGTGGTCGCTGTAGCCAGAAGCTCCAGCGTGTAGGAGGCGATTCCTCTGAGTGAGGAACGGACCACCTGCATCACCACCTTTAACCTTTCGAGAGGGCCAGAAATGGCCTTCTGAAACGGTTCGCTGCTTGCCGGTTAGAGAAATCGCGAAAGTGCGATTGGTAATATAGAAGTAATTACCAACGTAGTTCCCATAATTGAGAACTCGCTCTCGAACCGTAGTGGTACTCATGGATTGACCTTCCTTCGGTGGTCCGTTACGTCGTTGTAACGTAACCAGGTGCACTGCGTCAGGTGGGGTCCGTGAGGGCTCGGGGTTGATGGCATGATTGTCCCTGGTGCGACGCTCGAAGTGCAGATGTCCTCCGGTTCCATCCGGTTCCATCGTCCCTCTCCTCGTCTGTTCACCGGAGGTCCCGAGAAGGTCTCCCCTTGCCACCTGACGGCCAGCCCCGATGCCGGGAGCAATCGTCC